TTTGTATAAATCTTTTCCGGTAAATCTAAACAGTCAGTCTTTAAGACACGGTAGGAGTGGGGTTCAAGTAATCCTGATAACTCTTCTAAGTTTTTATATCCAACGACTTTATTAAAGACGTGTGTACCTACATTAGTTCTCACCTGTACAGTGTATCTATTCTTAAAACTATAGTAAGAAGCATGACCTAAGATAGCAGGATCAAGAAACTCACACTGTGAAAATAAATCAATTGGATCTTTGGTGACAGGAGAGCCCGTCAGGATACGCCTGTACTTTGCAAGGGTGCTTAACTTGAGTGCGTTCTTAGTTCTAATTGCTTTAGGATTTTTTATGGTGGTGCTCTCATCAATAACAATCATCGCTCTGTGCCCATTAAGAAATCGTTCAGCGAACCGTGCTCCCTTACCCGTGTGCAGTGCCTCAACGTTCATTAAAAAAATATCAAGCGTCAAGTCTTTAGGATCTTTAATAATACTTTCCAACATTTCTTTTTCTATCTTGTTGGGGGTGGGTGTCCAGGCCACCGTGAAATCTTCAATATGATTGGGTAAGTGCGTAGGTATTTCCTGGCGCTGCCAGTTACGATACACTCCCTTCGGTGCAATGATTAAAGCACCATTAATTTTTCCTTTATCATATAACATTGACATATTATCGATAAGAACTTTTGATTTTCCTGTGCCCATTTCCATAAAGTAAGCATAGTTTTCCTGCGACCAAGACTTTTTTAACGCAGTAATTTGATGTGCATAAGGCACAGTTTTAAATGGATAATCCATATATTCTCCTATTCTGTTAATAATTCTTTCTAATTTTTTATTTAACACTTGCATTTTTAAAAAGCAATAACTATATGTGAAGAGAGAAAGCTTATGACAGTATTTGTAGTACAAGAAAAAATTGGAGTAGACATTACAGATGCTTTACGTTTTGGAGAATTTGAAAATCTTCTTCCTCGTAAAGATCAACTGATGATTAGTTCACAACCTGTAGTACATTCACTGAAGAAAAAATTAAAAGATTTTTCTGATGAAGATTTTATCTTGTGTCTAGGTGATCCATCTATTATAGCAACGGTCGCTGTTGTTGCGGCAAGCATGAACCGTAATAGATTTAAAATGCTAAAGTGGGATCGTAAATTAAATAAATATTATCCCGTGGAGGTAGACACTAACTAACTAAAACGTTAATAGGAGAAAGCAATATGACGTCACTGTTTGAAGATTCGAAGAAAGCTATCCAAGAACTAGAAGGTTCTGGTGATGATAGACTAAAAGCTGTAGGTGTTTTTTGTGAGCAGTTAGAAACTGTTCGTAAAAAAATTACTGCACGAGAAGAAGAAGTAAAAAAATTAAAAGAACAAGAGTTTAAATTAGAGAATGAATCTATACCTACTCTCTTAGATGAGATAGGAATGAAAGCGGTTACTTTAAGTTCCGGCTCTAAGGTAGAGATAAAAGAAAATTATAAAGCTCATATAAGTGAAGAAAATAAAGCTGAAGCACATGAGTGGTTAAGAAAAAACGGGTTTGATGATATTATTAAAAATGATATTGTCTGTAGTTTTGGGAGAGGCCAAGAAGATGTAGCTACTAACTTACTTAATAAGTTAGCTGAAGCAGGAGAGAATCCTATTCAGAAAAGCGAAATTCATTGGTCAACCCTAAGAGCATTTGTCAAGGAACAGATTGAAAAAGGATCTAATATTCCTCAAGACAAATTTGGAGTCTATGTAACCAACACAGTGAAAATTACATAGTGAAACTTGAAACGAAAAGGAAAAATATGACAAAGAATGTTGTAACTAAAAAAACGAATGGGCAAGTTGCACAACTTGCTTCTTTTGATACCTTTAAATCTATGGGATTCGAATCAATCGATGCTCAGGATTATGCAACGCCGAGACTTAAAGTCTTAATGGCGCTGTCACCAGAGGTAGCAGATGAGACTGTTGCAGGTGCTAAACCTGGAATGATCTACAATAACGTCACGGAAGAATTGTATGATGGAGATAAAGGTATTCTCGTTATGCCATGTGGCTTTGCAAGAGAGTATGTAGAATGGGCTAACATAGGGACTGGAAGCAGTGCTCCTATAAATGTGTATTCCGCTACATCAGATATTCTTTCGCAGACTACTCGTGATGGACAAAACAAAGACAGATTAGAGAATGGCAACTACATTGAAACATGTGCCAATCATTTTGTCTATGTTGTTAATGAAGGAGGACAGTCATCGAACGGTATGTTAGGTAGTCCTTGTGTCATCACTCTTAAATCAACAGGATACAAACGTAGTAAGAAATTTAATTCTCTTATTCGTTCTGTGATCCCTGCTGAATGGCCTATGTTCTCTGGATTATTCAGAGTTAGTAGTGTTAAACAAAAGAATGACAAAGGTACATGGCATACATTTGATTTCGGCTTTGAAAGATTACTCGATCAAAGCAATGAAAAGGACATTGCTCTCTTCACCTCAGCAAAAACTTTCGCTGAAACGGTAAGTAAAGGGGAGGCCAAGGTTTCTCAAGAACGTGGTGAGGGCAGTGCGACCGATACGGAAAAAGGGCCGCTTCCGTATTAGGGCATGGTGAGGGCGAATAATCTTCCGATAGTTCGCCCTCATTTAATTTAACAACGAAGGATACAATGAGTGTAGAAAAATTTAAAGAAGTTTTTACCGGTTTAGAAAGAGCACACGGTGTATATGTACCGGGCGAGGTAAAAGATAACGGCAAGCGAGGCGGTAAGTCTTACATAAAAAAAGAACCAGTAACACCACAGCATTGGGTAGATCACATAGAAGGTAAGGATCCGAGTCTTGGTATCGTTCCTATTATGGATGACTCTATGTGTAGGTGGGGGTGTATAGACGTAGATACATATCCTTTAGATCATAAAAAATTAATTAAGAGTATAGAGAAATTAAAATTACCTTTGATTACATGTCGATCAAAGAGTGGCGGGGCGCATCTATTTTTATTTATTGATGGTGTAGTATCTGCTAAGTTAATGCGCACTAAACTAACAAGTTTTTCTTCTTTGTTAGGACATGCCGACTGTGAAATTTTTCCAAAGCAAATAGAATTACAAGCAGACCGTGGAGATACAGGAAACTTTTTAAATCTTCCTTATCATGGTGGAGATGATAGTTTACGAAATGGTTTTGATAGTAAAGGAGAATCATTATTATTAAGTGAGTTTCTTTCTTTTGTAGATGAAAGAAAAATAACAGAAGAGAATTTAAAAAAATTTAAAATAAAACAAATAAAAACTATAGAAGAATTAGAAGATGGTCCTCCGTGTTTACAAACATTAATTAGTGTTGGTATAGATGAAGGGGGAAGAGACAATGTTCTATATCAGTACGCTGTCTATGCAAAAAAGAAATGGCCTGAGAGTTGGCAAGATAAAATTTCTGAATTTAATTTTAAATATATGAAGCCGCCATTAGGCCATGCGCAAGTTACTAAAACAATTAATCAACATGAGAAAAAAGAATATAAATACAAATGTAAAGATCAACCAATGTGTTCAAGATGTGATGCACCTCAGTGTCGCTTGCGTAAGTTTGGCGTAGGAGGAGAATATGAAAGTAAATTTTCTGATCTACAAAAATATGATTCAGATGAACCTGTTTGGTTTTTAAACTTTGAAGAAGAGAGATTAGTTTTAAATACAGAGGAACTATTTGATCAACGCAAGTTTAGAAAAAAATGCATGGACGCATTAACACAATTACCTAACGCCCTAAGCCCTGCCGCATGGACCATAAAGATTCAAAGTTTATTAGAGAACGTAGAGATAATTAAAACTCCTGCAGAGATAAGTAAGTACGGTCAATTTGATTCTTATTTATATTCTTTTATTTATGATCAAGGAGTATCAGATAGAGAAGAAGAGATAGCAATTGAAATGCCTTGGGAGAATGAAGGAAAAATTTATTTTCAACCAAAGACTTTAAAAGAGTATTTAAACAAGAAAAGATTTGTTGCTCTTACTCAAACAGAAATGCATGCAAGAGTTATGCAGGATTTAGGAGGGGGCAATCATAGAAAAACAGTTAAGAATATTACTTATTATTTATGGTATGTGCCTTCTAAGCCAATAGATAAAAAAGACATACCTCTTCCAGACATGAAAAAGAAAGAGGCTTTTTAATGAAGAATATTATTTTTGGACCTCCTGGTACAGGCAAGACACACAAACTTTTAAGTATAGTAGAAGAGGCATTAACTAAAGGTATTGAGCCCGATCAAATTGGTTACTTTGCCTATACTCGTAGAGCAGCAACCGAAGCTATCACCCGTGCCGTGAACCAGTTTCCGCAGTACGATAAAAAAGATTTTAAATACTTTAGAACCTTACATAGTTTAGCTTATATGGAATTAGGATTAAACGATTCTTCTTTAATGGATGATAATGACTACAAAGAAATGTCTGGCTTGTTAAAAGCAAAAATATCTAATCCGGCAAATAAGTATGACAACTATGGAACAGGTTGGCAAGATGATAAGTTTGTAAATATTGTGGATCTTGCGAGGATTAAAGATGTTAGTTTAGAACATCAGTTTTGTCAGCCAAGCACCGGTCATTTACAAGGAGGGTTTCAAAAACTACGTAAGATTGCATCAGGATTAGAGAAATATAAAAAACAAAACGGGTTCTTAGATTTTACGGATATGATTTTAGAATTTGTAAAACGTGGCACGTCTCCTAAATTTCGTTTACTTATTATAGATGAGGCGCAGGATCTTAGCGGAATTCAATGGAATATGGTAGACTTATTATGTAAAAATGCTACTCATATTTATATTGCAGGCGATGATGATCAGGCAATATTTGAATGGGCCGGGGCACATCCTTGGAGATTCAGACAACAGAAAGGAAATAGAATTATTTTAAATCAATCGTACCGTGTACCGTTAGCCGTGCAAAATCGTGCAAATTCTGTGATTAGTCGCATTGATAATCGTGTAGAAAAAAATTGGAACGCTACAGATAGACAAGGTTTACTAAAGTTTCAACCGAACCCTTATCGTAATATAGATTTTTTAAAAGATGATTGGTTAATTTTAGCTAGGACAAACTACATATTAGATAAAGTAGAAGAAGAGTTAAAGACACGAGGAATTTTTTATCAACGACAAAATTCTAAATCAGTAAGTGATCGTTTGTTATTAGCTATCAATAGTTGGACACGGCTTTCCCGTAATAAATATATTACGTTAGAAGGAGCTAAAGCTATGTATCATTATATGAGTATAGATGTTGGTGTTAAGTATGGGTCAAAGACTATGCCCCGTGCTAATGAGGAAAAAGAATATAACTATCATGAACTAGTAAATGATTATGGACTCTTATTACCACAAGCAATGCAATGGGACGAGGCTTTAGATAGAATATCTCCAACACGAGTAGCTTATTTATTAGCTTCGCTAAGACGCAATCAAAATTTAAATCATGAAGCAAAGGTAAGACTTTCTACTATTCACGGATCTAAAGGTGGGGAGGCAAGCAACGTATTATTATTTTCTCAACTCTCGCATCGTGTTGATGAAGGGTATAGGAAAAATAGAGATGCAGAACGTCGGGTGTTCTATGTGGGAATGACACGAGCAAAAAAAGAACTACATATGGTTCGTTCGGAAACTAATAAAGAGTTTTCGGAAATGTTTTGGAGAACATAAATGGATAGCAGAGAATATTTAGAAAAAACAATTAAAGTTATAAGGGGCCCAAGAGAAAGAGATTATGGAAACAAAAAAACAAACCATGAAAACATTGCAAAGTTATGGAGTAGTTTTTTAGATCATGAAATATCAGCGCACGATGTATCCATATGTATGATGTTAGTAAAAGTGGCACGATTAAAACATAGAAAAACAGAGGACTGTTACATAGACATGGCGGGATATGCAGCAATCGCTGGAGAAATACAAGACACCGAAACAGAATAGGAGACTTATGCAAATACCTTTATTTCAAACTAAAATTGAATGGCTTCCTCCGGAAAGAATACCAGATTTAAGTGAAGCAAAAGAAATTGCTATTGATTTAGAGACGAGGGATAAGGGATTAAACGAAGGAATAGGACCAGGATGGGCAATCAGTAATGGTTATGTTATTGGTGTAGCTATAGCTGTTGAAGGATGGAAAGGTTATTTTCCTATTAGGCATGAAGGTGGCGGCAACATAGATGTTAAAATATTTACAAGACAACTTAAAAAAATATTAGAATTACCTTGTGATAAAATATTTCACAATGCAATCTATGATGTAGGGTGGTTACATCAAATGGGACTAAAGGTTCATGGTAGAATTATTGATACTATGATTGCCGGTCCTTTAGTAAATGAGAATGAGCCTAGAAGATTTTCTCTTGATGAGTTAGGAAAAAAATATGTAGGAGAAAAAAAATCACAGACAGCTTTATATGATGCAGCGAAAGAGTGGGGTGTTAATGCGAAGACTGAGATGTGGAGGTTGCCTCCTATGTACGTGGGTCCTTATGCTGAACAAGATGCAGCATTAACTTTAAAGTTGTGGGAAATATTAAGACGTGAGATAGTTAAACAAGAATTAATAGACGTATTTAAATTAGAAACAGATTTGTTTCCTGTTTTATTTGAAATGAAAAAGAAAGGAGTTAAAGTAGATGTCGACCATGCAGAGAGAACAAAGAAGTTTTTACT